GTTTCGCATGCGAAACTTGAACAAAAAGTCTTCCCCTTGCCTGGGCCTATCGAACCCGAGTTTGGAATGATGGCCCCGGGATCGATCATCGTTAAGAAACAGATCCGACAGGCGTTCGATGAGGATTCCTTGCACGAATTGGCAAACGATATTGCGACCCGCGGAATCTTGCAGCCACTCACGGTAACAAAGACAGATGACGGATTCGTCCTGGTCACAGGCGAGCGCCGGCTACGGGCCGCAATGCTAGCGAAGCTGGAAAGCGTGCCCGTCATGATTACAACAATGACGCCGAAAGAGCACCACGCCGCGCAACTGGCGGAGAATATCCAGCGGCTAGACCTGACGCTGGCCGAGGAAGCGGACGCAATACAGTCATTGCACAATGTACTAGGAACGGTCAAAGCGGTAGCGAACACGCTGCACAAATCCGTAGCGTGGACATCGAAAAGGTTGTCACTGGCAAAAGGCCTAGGAAGTTACGCAAGCGAACTCATGGCGGACGGAATTACAGAAGACATCGAACTGTTGCAGTGTGTAGACAAGCTGGATAGGGCAACGTTTGGAACAAACAGCGCTTGGGCACTTTGCCAGAAAATCAGGCAAGGAACAGCAGGACGAGAGGCCGCACGCACTGCATTGCAGCTAGCGACGGAACCGAAGACCAGGAAAACCGAAGAAAGGAAAACCGAAGAACTGAACACGCCCCTAACACCAACACCGATAATGAAGAAAAGCGAAAATTTCCGTTACTGGATAAACCTCACCCACCCATGGCATCCGACAGGCGAAACACGCGAAGTGCTATGGAAGATACTGATGGAACACGAAACAGAAGACAGCTTCCTAGAAGGAAAATACAACCGGGAAGAGCTCGAAATCGCCAAATTAGCAAAAGAGCTTAACGAACTGCAAGAACAACACGACAACACCCTGAAAACCACCATAAAGGCCATCACGGGCCGGTATGGGGATATGGAACTACATAAGCTTTGGATGAAGTACGGAAACCGGGAAAGCGAAGAATGAACATCGACGACAAGGCAACGGCCATCGAGAAAGGCGTAATCGCGGCCGCTTACGAATTCAACCGCCGCCCCGATCTGGCGCACCTGACTGCCGTCCGGCAGCTGGCGACGGCTTGCACATTACTCACATCGTCACTGAAGGCCGAACGGGAACGCGGCAAAACGATGGTCAGGACCTGGCGAACCACTGAGGTTTCGCATGCGAAACCTGTTGGTGTAGAGTGAACGGGAAGGAGAAATCATGAGCACCATCACTTTTGACACTCATCAACTCATCAAGGAACTCGAAGCAAAGGGATTCACCCCCTCTCAGGCTGAAGGGATCAACGACGCGCTGAAAAACGCTCTGACAGTCGCCGAAGTCGCTACAAAGCAGGACATCCGTGAACTAGAACAGAAAATACGCGAAATGGAACTCCGCCTGACCATGAAAATCGGAACGTTGATCGTTGCCGCCCTGGGATTCATGGTGGCAATACAGCGGATATTCTGATCCTCGACGGACCAGAGCAACCCCAAAAAAAACGCAGGGCAGCCCCTGCGTTTTTTCAACCCAAACGCTCCATTCACAAGTCAAATACCCCGCCCGCGTCGAGATTCCTAAACATCCGAATCCGTGCACGTTCCGGGAACCCTTGAAGCACCACCGCCACCGGATGTTTCGCCCGCGCCTCCGGAATGGCTCTCAAAGCCCATGGATCCTGCCCGAAAATCCCGCGAACCCAGCGCAACCAGAACGGCGAACGCGCCCCCAGAAACCGGCCACGAACGTGCCAGTTTGATAAAACCGAATGCAGCCCGCAGGCATCCGGATGATCACGCCCGAGGAATCGCTGTTCCGTATCATAAGCAGCGTATAGCTCTTTAGCTCTGTACCACTTCCGGTCAACCACGAGACTTTCACGATCACACCCATGCTTAATAATCCCCACGTGCATTTTCGGAAAGCGAATATCGAGCCCGACCAGCTTTGAAAGCCACGTCACGCCCGGAATCGGCCACCGGTCCGTGCGCTTAACGCTGATGTGATACTCAATCTGGGTTGCCCGAAGTTGCTTATCGACTTGTTCGAGCCCCTGCATTTGATAGTAGACATCCCACCGAAGCTTGCCCGAATGGATCAACCAGTCTAGAAGCGGCTGCCTAGTCTTGTCGCCCCACGCCCGCGCATTGAAGAATGCGCTGCATTCGTCCAGGACAATCACGCCGTTCCTGTCTTCGTCAATGGGATCGCCTTCCACACCATAACCCAGACCCAGCGCATTCATGTCCTCGACCGTCGGCGTATCCGGCAACCGGACAATCGTGCCTTTGTGGTACGGACCCACCATCACTTCCAAGTGGATATCCATGTTCGTCGCTACGCGCCGCCCTTCCCGCACTGCATCTCGAATGATGCCGGCACAAAACAGACCTTTCCCGGACCGCTTCTTGCCAGTAACCGCGAAGTCTGTCATACACCACCTAACCCTGTTCTCGGGTTGTGCGGCAGATACGACCCCATCGTTGCCACAGTCCACCGATAGATCGACGACGAAACGCGCACCGTAACCACAAGCCCAAACAGTTGCCCAATCGACCCGGGCAGAAAAAACGTTGCTACACCCAAGGTCCCCGGCATCGCCACCCGCGCCCCAAGCACCATTGTCTTAACCGCCAACGTCAACGCCAAAAACAACCCAGCCGACGCCACCAAAAACCCCGTAATCAACGCATATCTGACCGCCAGGTCAAACGCCACCCGCCCGACAAGAAACGTCGCGACGCTCGACACGACCGCCCCGAGCAGTCCGACCAGCCACCCCCAAACCGGCGCGATTATTGGCATATCACATCCTCACCATGCCGCCCGTGAACATTACAAACACCCCGATAACAAACCCTAACCAGAGCACATATTCAGAAATCCCCGCAATCTTTTCTGCGGTTGGGCAAATATCAATAGTCCAGAACCACGGCCCGATCTGTGCGGTTAATGGAGCACACGAACCCGCCGGAATAGGATCAAACCAACCGGACTGCATCGCCGTTTCCCAACTTGATTTTTGAGACGAAACCGAATCCACCGTGCCATCCGCCGCCTGTTCGAATTTATCCGTTTCCACTTTAAGGGCGTCATCCGACTCAATTGATTGCTTGGCATTTTTGACCTTGTCGAAATCCTCAAAACCACCCTGAGCTAGCGATTCCAGGACATCATGCACTTTCTTCTGCGTTTCCTCTTTGTTCAAACGATCATTGCACAAATCCAGACCAGGATTGTTTTTACACAAATCCGAGGACTCGCCTGCCGATCCGTTCCCCGTGCCGCCACCGGAACCCGTTGTCACGCTACCGCCCGTTCCCGTGACGTTACCGCCCGAATCCTTGTTCGTTGTAGACGAATCCGTCCGCGCTCGTAACTCGCCCGTGACCGGGTCCTTGTAACTGGTAGTTGTCTCTGTGGTGATAACGGATGACCCATCGGGGTTTTGAGTCGTGCTGGACTTTTTATTGACCGTAACCGGAGCCATCCTATTACTCGTGTCCGTGAGACACTTCGCAACACCGTTATACACCCCCCACGAACCGCCTACGGCCGCACACGCTTCCGAGCTTTGATTGGTCTCCGGTTTGTTCTTCGCATCTGCAGTCACGCCGTCCGCAGCTGTACCACTCGTGTCTTTCGGCACCATAGAAATATCAGCCGGTATCAACGTGGTAGCCGGTGAACAGGTGGCTCCATTGAAGCTGATGTAGTAGTACCCCGACACCCCAGTTGCAGACACCAAACCCGCAACGTACTTCGCGGCATCAACCGGATTAACTACCCCCGCACCCCACGAAACAGAGCACCCCCCGATACAGCGTTCTTTGGCCGCAGCATATGTAACCGACACCATTCCACTCGTTACCGCGCAAGTACACTCCCCGGACGTCGATTGCACCTGTCGCCCCACACAATCGGCGATGCACTGGCCGTTATCCGGCACCGAGTTATGATAGCCCGCCGGACACGCCGTCACACAAGACCCCGATACCTCATTCTTTCCTTCCGGACACCCACACACGCCCGTTGACGCGTTGCGAATCTGATAACTCGCGCAGTCTGGACGAGTACAACTCGTACCAATAAGCGTCCAATTCTGACTTGAAGGACACGAATACTCCGTGCATCCCTCACCCCAAATTTGCCCATTTGCCGAGCAGGTATTCCCCGTGCCAACGCTGGAGTGATACCCGTTATAGGGACACCCTGAACCGGAACATTTGCAGGTATTCGCAAAATCCCCGACCGTCCACACCGGTTGATTATTCTCCCGTACCGACCGCGCTGCACACGCATTCGACAACGTTGAGTACGCCCGATTATTGTTCGATGCATCGGTCATGGCGTACATAAACTGCGACACACGCGGCGTCGCCGTCGCATTGATCGTTTCCGCCGTTGCAAACCCGCAAAGCCACATCAAACCAACCGCGAACACCACCACCCTATACCCGATTCTTCCAGCCATATCACGACCCCCCCTCGTTCCGCACCAATTCCCGCTCCAATTCCTTCGGCAATTGCCGTTTGTCACCGCTAATCTTGTCATCAAGCCAGTAATGCGGACGAGGCTCGAACTCTCGCGCTTTCAACCACGCTGGAAGCGGCCTCGAGCTGGTGGCCTTCGACCGCGCAACCGCCGCTTTCATTTCCAAGTACGGCGTGAGTTGATCCCCCAAATCGGCAGCAAAGCCGACCCCCGAAAAGGCCAGCCCTGCAAGCATGACCAACGCGTGAATTACACCGCCTTGTTCGCGCCCTTCTTGAAGAGCTTCACCAGCACGAAACCGCCGGTCGCGAGCGCAACAATCGGCCACATCGCGGCAAGGACATCCGTAACGTTGCCAGAAATCGCCGTGAACGCCGCCGTCGCTTCGGTCGGCAACGCGGCATAAGCCGAAGACATACCGAGACCACCCAGGCCAACGCCGGAAAGCACCTTTTGATACAGATTGTTCATACAAACCTCCAAAAAAAAGTTTACTGATACAGGGAAAAATTCCCCCGTGTGGGCGCGGGCTCGCGCCCACACCCACACGGTCGAATTTTTCAAACAGCATGATTCATCGCCTCGCGAAAGCGCGTCAGAACATAACCCGCCGCAAATCCTGCTACCCAGGCGGAGACCAATTGACCAGCGAACAGCCCGACATCTGACGCACTCATGGCCGGTATCCTGTCCGGAACCCCGAAAACGCCGCAAAAAACAAGGCGACAACAAGCAACAGACTTTGAACTGGCCATTGCTCGACCCCCTCATTACATGCCTGTAACTGAGTTGTGCCGGTCGATGTCACCGCATCACCCCCGAAAGGAATTTTGACGATAGACCACGAGACCAGCCCGCCGCCGCTGATCGACGGCATCCCCACGAACGCATTGACGCCCCCGGAATCCGATGATGGAACGTCAAGCGCGAATGCTTCCAGCGCCGCCGGCGCATCCGGATAACAAACCCCATTCCAGCCAAAGCCCATCAGAAACCACCCCGTTGCATCTGACCCAACAACATGAACGCCGTCGAACGGATCCCGGCATTCACCGACATGACACCGGCAACGATCAGAACAACAATAAGAGCGACACGCGTAAGCATGGTTTTCTCCGTGTTTCGCACGCGAAACTACGCGACAACGCGCAGGCGGTTATCGGCCGTATGGACCCGCACGATTTCACCGGTTTGCGGATCCGGGCGACTGTCATAGCTGCGGGGATAACCGGTCAGCTGCACCACGCCGGACCAGTCTTCACCGGGTGACCCGATGGACTGGTCCGACATCAATTCGACCGTGCCGGGATGGCTGAAACTGTCCGCCGCCGGAATCTTGAGAACAGTCATCCAATAGGAGCCGTCAGCGGTTTTCATGCGCCGGCGAGCTGCAATGCGGCCGACCAGGTACGCCTGGCACGCGCCGAGCTTCGGCGTGGATTTCGGGGAGATTTGAACAGATTGATTCGTTTCCATCATGATTCCTTTCGTTTGCTGAAGTGGTCAGGCTGCTTTTTTGCTGAGAAGGTATTCAACCGGACAGAGGTTGAACACGGAGTTGGCCGAAACTCGCCCCACGCACCGCCGGGGATCGGCCGGAAGCGGCCGGAAATCCCTTGGCAGTGCCGTGTCTTGCGGGACGATGAAAACGTCCGACGAATGCCAACTGATACGGAGAGTCGTGAACTTGCCCGGGAAGTGAACCGCCGTGTCGTACTTGGCTTCTTTCAGAGCCCGGCGCGGAAACTTGCAGTTCTTGAGAGCGCGGAAGTATTCGACCTGGGCAGCAGGAGACAGCGAGAACATTTCCGCCCAGTCGACGCGGCGAACTTCCCACTTCGCGGCATCATGAAACAGCATGTACCACTCATCCCCATGCGGACCCGACCCATTGATGCCGAAAATCTCACCAAGGAGATTCACGAACAAACGGGCCAACTCCTGAAAGTTCACAGGGTTCCCGTAGATGTTCTGACCATAGAAGAATTTATGAAAGCTGGCTTCGACCAAAACATATGGATTGCACTCAACCAAATCCGGACGACGGCCACCCACGCTGACCCAATCCTCGCGCATCACCTTGAAGGAAATACGGGAATCCCACGACCCTTGAAGCTCGCCCATAGTAATTTCATAGAGCAGCTCGCCCGTGCTAAGTTGAACGCCCTTCTTGAGAATGCACTGTTGCTCCAGAAAACACGCCATCCCCTCGTTAATTTCCGGGGAACGAAGCTTGACGGTGTCAACGGCCATGACCGAGCCCATCCAGTTTGCATTGGCGGTCCGGTAAACCGGACTCATCAGCGGTGCTACTGCGCCGCTGATGATTTCGGCCCGGTCCGGAGAGAGCCATAAAAACCCATTTTTCCCAAATTTCAGGAGAAACCACATGACGACTCGACCACCAGACTTCGATACTGCGGCAAATGACACGGAAGTTGCGCAGAACGAGATCACCAACCGGGAGCGGAAAATCAACGATTACGTCATCGACGGAATCCGAAACTTCGCCCTGGTCGAAATAATCTACGCAGCCGCTGAAATCGCAGATGCCTTGAAAGAGTTGGACGAGCCGATCCGAAGGCAGGTAACCACGCGCCTGGCAGTGCGCCGCATGCAGTGCCCAACGACGGAGCAAAACATAACGTTCACAATCCTCGATACGGTTATCCGAGAGTGCGAAAAACCCGGGTTCGCTTTCCACTTGGGAAACTTTGTCGACCGGAACGGGAGCGACTTGCCCTGAATCGTCAAAATGATGCATGGCTCACCCTCGTTTCAGAAGCGAACCGCTTCAAGATCTCGAGGCCACGAAAAATGGCTCGCCAGCGGCGGCTCGACCGATCAACTACTTCGTGAGTAGAGCGAAACCGTAGGGTCGCGAATTGACCGGAGAATTCCACACCGTTGCACGTGCCGAAGGTTCCCGTCTTCGGGCTAGCCATATGACCGTCACTATTCATTTGCCGAGCGCCTCAAAAGCCGTGCTAGATTCGTAAATTTCGGGAGAAAAATGAAAGCAAACGCTATTCACGGTTTACTCACTGGCATCCTCTGTGCTTCGTACTACTTGATTTGCAGCACAAAACCCCAAAGCAAAATCCAACGGATCCGAAATGCCGTAATCATGACTACCATCGGATTGATATCCGGCGCGACAATCATGATTACGATCCCCGAATAACACCATTTGCGAAGCCCCCATTCGTTGGCGTACGATACAAGCGCGTAAGCCAAAGCGCTTAATTTCAAGCGCAATCTACACCGCTTGAAATTAAGCGTCAACCATAAAGGAAACGAAGTGGACCAAAAAGACTATGTCGCCGCTGGTATCGCGAAAAAAGGCAGCCTCGCAGCTTTAGCACGCTACCTCGACCAGTCCGAAGGCGCCCTACGAAATGCGCGAAATCACACCCAAGGACTCCCGGTCTACGCCTGTGTTTCGCTTGCGAAACTT